GTGACGCTTCGGCTGCTCTGGGTGGGTTGGCTGCTGCTGCGGTAGGTGTCGTCACAACCGTCGCATCGGCGTCTGGGAGCCTCGGAGCGGCGACATCGAGCGCAACTGGCACGGTGACACACCCTGCTTCTGCCGAGTCGTCGCTGGGTGGTTTGACTGCTGCGGCCACCGGGTCGGTGACACCGTTCGGCACGATGACTGCCGAGCTTGGTCCGATGGTTGCTACTGCGGTGGGAACGGTTACTCCGCAACCTCAGCCTGATGCGGGTGGCGGTGGCGAACCGTACCGATACCCAAGACCAAAGAAGAAAAAGATTGAAGAAGTTGTCATCGTTGAGGACATCATCGTTGAGGTTGCGCCGAATGTGGTGGAGGCGTATCTTGCCCCGATCTTCGTCGGACTGTCGGCGTCGGCTGTGGGGTCTATCACATTCTCTGCCGAGGATGACGACTTGCAAGTAATGTTGATGCTCTGAGGTAATCATGGCAATCACACAAGGTCAAGTCGCTGTCGGTACGGCAGTTGCTCAACTCAACAGTCCCCAGTCAATGCCTGGGATTGTGCACATCACGAACCGAGACAACACGGACACGGTGTTTGTTGGTGATGCCGCTGTCACCACGTCAACGGGTCACGGCATTCTCAAGTCTGATTCGATTGACATTCAAATCTTTGCTGGGCAAGTGCTGTACGCAATCTCCACCAAAGGTAGCCACGACGTCTCTTGGTTGCATGTGACTCCCTGATGCCTTATTTCGTTGATGACTCTGCGGCCGGATGCAACGGCTTTGCCACCGTCAAAGAAGACGGTGAAGTAATCGGTTGCCACACCACGAAAGAAGCTGCTATCGCTCAGATGGTTGCGGTGTCGATTGCTGAGGATTTGGAACCGGGTGGCGATTACAACGAGCGCGTGTCACCGAACCTGCCTGCTGCCTATCGGCCTGCGTCGTCACCTGATGTTCCTGCGAATCGCAACTGTGGCAACTGCGGCTACTACAAAAACTTCTACTGCAAACGGTGGGATGCGTTGGTCGCACCTGCCTACTACTGCGCAGCATGGGAACCAGTCGAGGGAATACCGAACGACAACCCAGGGCAAACGATTCAGACTGGCAACATCAGCGGTGAAGACGCCTACTACTCGGCTCCGTTCATCAACATCTTCCGCCAACTGTCCTTCGATGTTCCCGTCTACATTCGCAGCAACGCCCGCAAAGGTTTGGACTATTACGGCAAAGGGTTGGCTGGTGACGGTGTCACCGACAAGACGATTCGTGAAGCCCGCGACTTGGCAGCAGGTCGAGTGACCGAGGACAAGGTTGTGCGTGCCGCTGCTTGGGGTGCACGCCACATGGTTGATTTGGATGCAGTTCAAAACAGCAATCCGAACAATGAGCAGTTCCCTGGGCCTGGTGCGGTTGCGTTCTATTTGTGGGGCATGGACCCGACTGATCCGCAACCTGCGTTGCAATGGTTTGAGCGTCAGTCGGAGAAGGTGAAGGCTGAACGCGCCGACGCACCTGCACCTGCGAAAGACCAAATCAAAGGTTCCAAAGTGAACCCCGAAGGTTCAGCCGGTAAGGCTGCCGGGTCAAGCACGATTGAGTTGACCGAAGCAATCGAGACAGCTTTGAAGAACAAAGTCACTGAGCACAACGACTCGTTGGATGCAGGTGATCCGAGTTGGAAGCGGGCAACGACTGGGATGTTGCGTGCTGTGTATCGTCGCGGGTCGGGTGCGTACTCGACGTCGCATCGTCCTGGCATTAGCAGAGCGGCGTGGTCTATGGCAAGGGTGAACGCTTTCTTGGTACTCTTGAAGCGTGGCAGACCTGCGAATGCTGCATACATCACAGACAATGACCTCCTTCCAAAAGGCCACCCACGATCTTCGAGGAAATGATGACCGATAAAGTTGAGACACGCAGAGTCCAGTTCAGCGAGTTTGAGATTCGTTCAACCGTTGATGACGACAACGAATACATGTCGTTCCGTGGGTACGCTGCCGTGTTCAACTCACCATCGCAACCGTTGCCATTCACCGAGATGGTGATGCCTGGTGCATTCAAGAAGTCTTTGAACTCACGCAACAACGTGCGCATGTATCTGAACCATGACTCCAACATGTTGCTCGCCACCACTCGTGCCGGGACGTTGCGCCTGGAAGAAGATTCCAAAGGTTTGCTAGTTGACGCAGACCTGCCACCAACGACGGTCGGCCGTGACTTGTCCATCCTCATGCAACGCGGCGATGTTGATTCAATGTCGTTCGGCTTCTCGGTGCCTCGTGGCGGCGACAAGTATTCCGACGACGGCTCAACACGCGAACTCAAAGAAGTCCGTCTGTATGAAGTGTCCGTCGTGACCGGCTTCCCTGCCTACGAAGCAACAACGGCCAGCGTGCGCAGTCTCGACATCCTTGCCGAACGCACCCAGGTTGACCCAGACAAACTTGCTGCAGCGATCACCGTGCTCGAAGCCGGGTCGGAGTTGAACGACGAGCAGGCTGGGTTGTTGAGCGAAGTTGTTGGCAAGTTGCGCAAGCAACCCGAGCCGACTTCCACTCCGTCACGTATTGGCATCATGGCCAAACAACTTGACCTGCTGAAGACCATCGCCTAGTATTCTTCGCACAGTCGATGTGCGGAGCCGCTGCGACTGCCAGTTGAGGTGCCTCGCTGGATGCGATACAAACCCTTGCGTACCACGAATACCTAACGTCTGAAAGGACACCCAATGTCAAACGATTACATTCAACGACAAGTCGAGCAGCGTCAGCGTGCTTGGGATGCAGCGAAAGCTCTTCTTGACACCGCGGCCGCAGAGAAGCGCGACCTCACCTCTGAAGAAGAGGCGTCATACAGCAAGATGAACGAAGAGCTCAACGAGCGTGCGGCACGCATCGAAGCCTTGAAGGCTGATGTTGTCCGTGAGGCCAAGATTGAGGCCGCTACTCGCGACCTCGTCGGCCAAGTTCGTACGGAGAAGGCACAGACCTTTGATGCGGATGTCATTCGTTCAATGGCCCGTGGCGAAACCCGTGGCTACACGTTTGAACAGCGCGACGTCGTCAAGACTTCGACTGGCGCACCAGTTCCAACGTCGTTCTACAACCAAGTGATTGAGCAGGCCCGACTTGTCGGTCCAATGCTTGAGACCTCAACAACCCTCCGCACGGCTGGTGGCGAAAACCTCCAGATCCCATCGCAGGCTGGTTGGTCAACGGCAGCAATCACAGGTGAAGGCACAGCCATCGCTGAGTCCGACCCGACGTTCAACAGCTTCATCACCCTGGGCGCATACAAGTATTCGTTCCTGGTGCAACTGTCGCGTGAACTCATCGAGGACTCGGGCGTGGACATCCTCGCCTTCCTCGCAACCCAGACCGGTAACGCACTCGGCTTCAAGGTCAACAACGACCTGACAGTCGGTACGGGCACCACGCTCCCACTCGGTATCGTCACCGCAGCCTCCTCGGCTGTGACTGGCACAGCCTCGGGTCCAACCTTCACCGCAGACAACCTCATCGACTTGGCGTACAGCCTTGACGGTGCAGCACGTCGTTTGCCTGGTGTCGGCTGGATGATGAACACCCAGTCATTGGGTGTCGTTCGCAAGCTGAAGGACAACAACGGCTCGTACATCTTCAGCCCAGCGTTGGCTGACGGAAACGACCGTGTCCTGAGCTACCCAGTGTTCGAGAACCCAGCAATGGCCTCGAACGCTTCGGCAACCAAGTCGGTCATCTTCGGACACTTGCCTTCGTACTACGTACGCATGGCAGGCGGCCTCCGTCTGGACCGTTCGGACGACTTCGCATTCAGTGCGGACCTCGTCACCTTCCGCGCCACAATGCGCGTGGACGGTAACCTCCCACAAACCAGCCACGTCAAGTTCTACAAGAACGCGAACAGCTAGTTCAAAGAGTTACCACCGAATAAAGTTTGGTGGGCCGACGCGAAACAACGCAGGGTCGCGTCGGCCCATTACAACTGATAAACCCTGCAACCTGCGAAAGGAGACTGCGTGAATGCGAGTAATCATCAAGGGAGTCCCATTGGACTTACCGGGCCCGGAGGCGATCCTGCTCTTGCAGCGGGGCGTAGCTCACTTGCCAGAGGAGTCAGTCGTAGATCCCCGGACGCAGTCCGAGCACTCTGGTATTCCAACGCCCCATGGGCAGGAACAGGCTACGGTCAGCAAACCCAGCAAGCCACGAAAAGGCTCATCCAAGACGGGCACGAAATCGCAATCCACTCCATCTACGGCCTCGAAGCGTCCACGTCAACGTGGAACGGAATCAAAATCTATCCGCGAGGAATGAACGCATACAGCGACGACATCGTCGCTGCACACTGGATGGATTGGACACAAGGTTCAAACCTGCCGAAACTGTTGATGACATTGTTTGATGTCTGGGTGTTGAAGTCTCCAAGTTTGGAGAAGGTTCCGAACATTGCGTCGTGGGTTCCGATTGACCATCAGCCTTGCCCACCGGATGTCGCAGCCTGGTGTCAACGTCCGAACGTGATGCCGATTGCGATGTCCAAGTTCGGGCATGAGCAACTCAACAACTTCGGGATTCGCAACGTCTACGTGCCGCACGGTATCGAGTCGGTGTTCAAACCGACTGCCCACATCAAAGACAATCACGGCAAGGTCATCACCGGGCGAGACATCATGGGCTTCTCAGAAGACAAGTTCGTTGTGATGATGACGAGCGTCAACAAAGGTGCCCACCCTCCCCGTAAGGCGTTCGCTGAGAACTTCATGGCGTTCAGCATGTTCGCCCAGAAGCATGACGATGCGGTGCTTTACATGCACACCGAGCAGTCGGCCTCCATGGGTGGCATCGACTTGAAGTTGTTGGCTCACATGTGTGGCATTGACGAGACCCGCATCCGTTACTGCGATCCGTACACCTACCGCATGGGCTTGCCTCAGAACGCTATGGCAGCCCTCTACACGGCCGCAGACGTGTATCTGGCTGCCAGCATGGGAGAGGGCTTTGGCATCCCTGTGGTGGAAGCCCAGGCGTGTGGGACGCCTGTGGTGGTTTCACGCTTCACAGCGCAACCTGAGCTGTGTGGTGACGGTTGGATAGCAGACGGGCAACCGTATTGGGACCCAGCCCAAGCCTCATGGTTCTTGACCCCGTCGGTGCCCAGCATCCTCAACGGGCTCGAGCAGGCGTATGCCCGTGGTCGTGGCCGTTCGCAGAAGGCGATTGACTTCGCCAAACAGTACGAAGCCGACCACGTCTATGAGACCTACTGGAAGCCAGCGATGAAGGAGATTGCAGAATGGTGCCGCTTGTCCCAGTCGTAATCGTGCCGGTCTTGACCGAGCATGAGCGAGTGGATTCGATGCTCACGTCGTTTGATGGGCGCATCATTGACCTGGTCGTCATCGACAACGGCAACCATCCGACATGGGAGCCACGCACCACAAAGGCGCAACGCATCTTCCACTATCGGATGCCAACCAATCTCGGTGTTGCAGCATCTTGGAATCTTGGTATCAAAGCAACCTGCAAGTCCACCGGGTGGATGATCGTCAACCATGACGTCGGGTTCGGCCTCAACGGTGTCGCCAACTTCTTTGCCCAGGCGTCGTCAACGAATCTGGTGTTGGGTGGCAAGCCACCGTGGTCGTGTTTCTGGTTGGGTTCACAAGTGGTGCAGCAGG